ATCTTCTCCTCTAATAAATCCAAACCCCTTCTTAGGAGTTATGTTTCGAACGATTCCAATCATTTCACATTCCACCTTCCTGGTTCTCTTGGCTTATCCTTCTCTGCCTGACGCTCTTCTTTAGAACGTCCCATACTATCTCTAGTTCCTCTACAATCTGGATACTTAGCACATCCCCAAAATGTGCCATACTGTCCCTTGCGTGATATCATCTTACCACCACATTCAGGACATTTCCATTCTTCGTAAATTTGTTTTTCTTCTTCGTTTAGAATTTCAAGTAATTTAGCTTCAGCTTCTTTCTTTATGCTGGTGTCCCATGCACCATAATCAGTTTCAGTTTCCATCCATGCAAAGAAATTAGCTACTCGTTGTGCATTAGTTATCATACTTTTTCTCCTTCATATCAAATGTCATTATTAACCAATGTGCTATATTGGTATACTTGAACCATCCAATTGGAGCATCATCATTATCATATTCAGACATTCTCCAAGCTAGATGCCATATTGGATTAGCTTCTATCTCAGATTTTACGTATGTGGGGTCTCTCATTCGTTACGTGCAATAGCCGCATTCGCTTCCATGATTACTTGTTCCAATAAAGTCAATGCAACTGATTGCTCGCGGCTAGGTGGTGAATTCAATACAATCAATTCAGCCATCTGCTTGCCACCTTGACGTAGTATCAGATATCGTTCTTGCTGGTCTGCATTTGGAGCATGATATACATAATCATTGTCCAGTCTCTTCTGCATCTTCTCGTCGATTGGATACTGCATTTCTAGCCTCTCTAACTGACTTTGGTGGAATCTTTATACGTTGGTAGAATAGAGAACCATCTTTAAGAGTCCATATAATTTCAACTATCTCTGTCTCGAATGCTTTCTGTGGAATTATCACCTTGTGTGGCATTTGTTGGATTGTACCAAACTGCTCTAGACTGAATAAGAATATTAGCTGCCATTAGACAATCCCATAAATATTCAGCTAGTATGAAATCAGGTGTATTTGAATCATTCTCTAGGGAGTTGCGATTGATTAGCTCTGTCAGTTCCTTGACTATAATTTCCCTCTTCTTGTATGTTTCGCTTTCCTGTATGTTCTCTCTTACTATCTGATACGGAAATTTTTCTGGCATCTTTCTTCTTCCCTCTTAGACCATACTTATGTTCCCATAAATCATGGACTAGTCTATATTCTGGACCACATTCACCAAGGATTCCATACACTCTAATATATGTAAATAAAGCTATTTTAGGTGGTATTCTTAATGCTATCCACCACGGCAACTTCTCATGCCACCAGTGAATAGGTTCATAATATAACTTTAGTTTGAGTTTGAACCATTGATAGCCGAAGTCAATCATAGTTCCATCAGCCGTTCTAATGCGTCCAATGAACTATGACCATCCCATTCTGGAGTTCGTTCTACTTCTGGTATCCTAAATTTATCCCAATACTTTAGTTTATAATGATAGCTAATTTGTCCCACTGACGTAACTGCCATCACGATAAAGTAACCACCTTCAAACATGGTTCCATCATGATGTAGTTTAGATTTCATCACTCCTGGAAATCTAGTTTGAACGTAATCTGGAAGTAATGAAATATCAAAATATTTTCCAGTTACTCTACGAGATTCAGCCCACCAGTTAAACAAAGCAATAGTCAATGCCATTCTATGTTCATATAAATCATGCATGGAATGATATTCATCACTGACTTCAATTTGTGAGTCTGTACTCTCAATCATTAACACAGTTGAATTATTGATAGTTAACTTCTCTACCGTGGTTAATTCATTATCATAATGTACTGTGAACTTTTTCATTTTTTCTCCTTGTTAGCCATGTATTTCTTGTAACTGTCAAGTGGTTCACCAGACAGATAGACTTGCCAGTCCATGTTGCTACCAACACCAACTTTAGTCCTTCTTATCCAACCCATCTCTAATAGATTCTCCATTATTTGGTCTAGAGTGAATGTGCTGTACAGGCCATAACCTTTCCAAAGTAATTGCTTCTTACTAAGTGTCTGGTCAGGAGCGGCTAACAAGAAATCTAATGTCTGCTTGGTAGCAGCGGCTAGTGGGTCAGGACCACGACCTTCTGTAGTCCTCTTACTAGCATATACTAAATTGGATACCTTAGTGATGGCATCCTCAATATCTAATTCACTTATCTCGCCAGTAAAATCGTAGTTAGACAGACACAAGCACATAGCTACTTTAAGTACATGGTCAGGAACTCTGTTCATGAACCCTGTCTTATCGTAAGTTTGGTTAGCTCTCCAAGTCTTACGCCATGTGTTGAATAGATTTCTAGCTTCTGTAGTTGGAACTAACTTGCCCTTATGCTTAAATACTTTTTCTAGATGTGGGACATACTTTGGTATGATATACTCATCGAATTTATCCTTGTCAGACTCACCACTTTCAATGTCTAACAAGTCTACATCTTGACTTCTCTTCTCTTCATATATAATGAGATTCCTGCCAATATAACCTCCCTCGATATTGGCTTGTGGAATACTATCATAAAAGTGTGCTGGGGAGGAACCGAATAAGGCAGTGATATATGGATTCTTAAGTTTCTCGGTTCCATCTCCTTTAAGCATATTATTCCATTCGGGATTATAGTGTCCATCATATAAGTCTGTGAGAATAGTGAGACTGTCAGGATCTTGAATAATCGCAGTTGATAGTTCACCATTGACTACGTATCCTCTGCTGTCAGAGATAATTGGTCTACCTTCAACTGTTTTAGCACGGCTTAACTCCTGCACAATAGCTTGTATAGAACTTCTACCAGCAATGACACGCGTGACGTTAGCTTTAGTTACTAATAATTTAGCTCTATTGATTGGAAAGCCTTTACCTAATCCACTGTCACCAAGAAGCATAATGTATAAGTTTGGCTTATATATCAAGTCTCCTTTCAGTGTGGTCAAGTAGTAGTTGTTTCCGGCCGCTGCTGAGATACATGAAATGAAAGACCACCATAACCACGAATGCGGCGTCTCTACGTGTGAACATTCAGCTACTAAAGAATCAACAAAATTAAGTTGCTTCACCTAGAATATTTCTAAATCTGGAAACCAATTCAAAGGTTTCTTTTTGTACATCCATTGGTACTTGGCTTGCGCTCATAGCCATAATAACTATCTTTAACTCTCTAATTGTAACATGCAATTCGTATATGTTCTCTTCGTCTTGGCCATTCATTTTCTATTCATCCTTCCTCTGATATGAGCGAGATTAAATACTTTCTCAAAATACGTTTGTGGCAAGTTCTGACCAGCCGTTCCTACAACTACAACGTGAAAATTCTCACGGCTATAGAGTTCTTCTAATTCGGCTGGATAGAACCATTCGTCATACGTCAAGTGTTGACCGTATGCCCAGACTCTAGCCTCGTTGTAGTTTCCTGCTATGATGCAAATCATTCTACATATTCTCTTAAAACAATTACAAATGGCATCTCTTCTCTTTGTTCAGGAATTAATTCGTACTTCTTCTTATATGCATGGTCTACTACATACAATTTATGTTCTTCGTGATAGATTTTGAACTCTAAGTTGTTAAAATATACCTTAGTAACTCCAGATTTAGGCATTTATTCTAAACTAATCCCTTTCTGAGCAGCATATCTATACAATGCACGCACGGATGCTTTATCGAATGCAATCATTATCTCATTCTTACCCCATCCAGTTTTGGCAGCTATCTCCTTATCGAATTCTTCTCTAAGTATCTCAATGAATGTCATATCGTCACCTTTCGCATCTCCGCATAGTTAGTGTCACTTATTTCAATCTCGCATGGAATAATTAATTTGTAATCACGTTTAAGTGAACAATAAGTATTGAAATCAATAGGAGCCTCAAAATGTTTTTTCATCAGTCTAGCGTATGGCTCCCAGTTATTAGATGGTACTTGCATCTTCAGACTATCATGGTCTTCACTCAACCACAAGAAAGCTTTGTCACCATTTAGTTCTTCGTCAATCGCAAGAGCGGCTTTCTGAATTAAGTGCGCTTCCGTCCTTTGAGGAATGTTGGCATATCCTTCTTTGTATGTTTCGTCATCCATACGGCCGTTAAATATACGTAGACCACCGTAAGGGTCAATGAGCGTTCTCGTTGATTGTATGCAATCTTTGATATCTTGATGAAATTTATTTCTGATGAGAGGAGAAGCACCATGAAATAAATCAAGCATCTGTCCAGCGCGCCACTCCGAAATGGACATAGGAATATCAAACTTTTGAGCATCTGTATTAAACTCAACCATAAAGCGATTCTTACCCATATTAAAATTCCCTGCATGTCGTGTCTTCTTGCCACAAAACCTTTCAGGACCGTCCTTATCCATTATATCTACTACTGGTATAGTACCAGTTGTTAGTATCAATTCACGAGTATATCCAAAGATTAATGCAGCCGTTCTTCTGTGTATGTCAACCTTATCAAATGCTTCTAGTAATTCCCAATCTTCAGATAAAACAGCTACTATTCTCGCTTGGCATTGGCTTGCGTCGGCTGCAAGAAAGACACATCCAGGGTCTGTGATGAACATAGAACGTATGTCTTTTGCGAGCCTCCCGTGTTTGGATATAGTATGGTACGCAAGTCCAATTTTCTTGGGCCTGAGAGGTTTCTTAAGAATTGATGTACTGCTCCTACAAGTCTCAGTTGCCGAGATATTGAAAGAGGTTTTGCAACGTCCGTCGTAATCCGGATTAAAACTAATATATCGTGACTTTTGCGTTCTAATTCTTCTTTCTTCAAGTAAGTCCGTGAGGATGTCTTTCCTCTCTTTGGTCTTCGCATGATTCCCTAACAGCGCAACTATCGTATCCTCACTAGTAGGATTACGTTTCATTGCCTTAAACTTCATCTCCTTATATAGCAACATGAACATCTGTGGATAACTATTAACATTAACTTCGTGACCGACAGCGGCTGTTATCCTGTCATGGACAACCTTAGCCATGTCAGTATATCTTTTACTTAATTCCCTCTTACGAGCCATATCGACTCTGAAGCCAGTATTCTCCATCTTCATGTAGAATTTATGCTTTTTCATCATGTAGTTGTAGTAGTAGTCCATCAATGGGAGATTGTATTGTTTACCCAAGTCAATAAGGTCTTGTTCCTGAGCCTCATCAATCTCAAATGTGACTGCACAATCTCTACCATTATACTTCAATAACTGCTCGATAGGGACTTTACCTAACTTAAACTCTTTGCCTTCTTCTTTGTAGTAAGGCTCTCGTGTCCAGATTGAGCTTTGAACATGCAGCTTCTTCTCTGGTAACTCTGGAAATATGACACGGGTCTTAATCAACGTGTCACTATGAATGTTTGGGAGTTCAAATCCTATAAGGTTTAGCTTGAACTCATCGTATTTAATATTCTGGCCAATTAATTTGAGTCTTCTAAGTTGTACATCTATTAATCTCCAGACTTCATCCATTTCATAATCACCCATATCAGTAAGCTTATGCTTCCCAATATTCCGCAATAGAGGAACACTAATTGCGTGGTGTTTATTGAAAGCAAAGCCAATACATACAGGGACACAATTAATAGACTCGATATCCGTAGTTGCCTTATGAAGGAGTTCATATTTGTTAAAGAACCGAAATAGGTCAAGTGAATTATGGCAGACATCTATCTGTCTGTCTGGTAGGTTTAGTGTCCGAGTCTTAGACTCTTCTGCAGCTCTAATGAAGTCACCTTCGATTAACTTAAGATAGGTATACTCTAGTCCTCCCTTATCACCTCTGTTGAAGAGAGCGGCTGGATGTATCGTTGGAACTACCTTAGTAACTCCATCCTTAGCCAAGAGAATAGAGCCGCGATACTTAGTGATACCAGTATAACCAGTAACGTGTTCAAGAGCAGTGTCGCCAATAGCAAGTATGCATTTAGGTTTGAGTTTACGTATCTCATTATCCCAGAGATTCCGACTCTCATCGTTTATGTCAACTCCTATTAAATGCAGCTTTGTTAGGTCATTTTGAGGTGGTTGGTATTTGCATACATTGGTGATATATATTTCTGACCTACGTAATCCTGCCTTATGTAAACAATCATCAAATAGGCTACCTGCTGGACCTGAGAATGGAATACCAGTCTCATGCTTACCGGGCGCTTCACCTATTGCCATTAGGTCTGGTTCTAATGGCCCTATTCCGTTTACGTATCTAGGCAATGTGTTTGACTTCCAACAACATGAGCTTCAATCTTGGATACTCTTTACATTCTTCCTTACCAAATATCTCACATATCATTTCTTTTGCATACTCAACTGCTTCTCCATCACATGGATTCATGACATCTTCTACTATTAATTTAACGTAGATTATTTGCATTATTGGTCTATGTCTTCCATTTGAATTTCACGTTGCCGCACACGTATCCACGAGAGAGCATCTCTCATACTCGAACAGCGACGAAGTTGTTTGTCGTGAGTCTTAAGCCAACTAGCGAGTAGTAGGTCTTGCGAGACTGAGCCAATTGAACGATTAAGAGCTTGTGCTGTTTTCTCAATCGTCCAATGTGGTTCGTCTTTTAGTTGTTGAATATGAAATCTATGTATGTCTACGGCTCTTTCTATCCAGTGTTGTTTGACTAATGGTGAATGCATCAATCATCTTCATCTACTGGTGCTTTCGCACTCTCGTGTGACGCTCATTTATTCTCCTAAAGAAAAAAGCTGGCCCAAGGTGGAAGCCTTTAGCCCATGCTGGCGGTCTTGGTGCTCCGAACCTTTCCATCAGAAATTGACTGGTATTTTACGAGAACACCGCACCACACTCTGGACCAGCAAACACTTACATGCTTACAATTAGCTCAGTGGCATGAAGTCGGTAACGTCGTTGAACTCGTTACCACGGTTGCTCTTGCCACGTTTGATATATACCTTGAGCTTGCTACCGATTGTCTGCTTGAACAATTCGGTACTCAGCTCATATCCTTTGACGGGATCAAATGGAAACTGCAAGGTCTTCCAGAGATTCTTGCCAAATCCAAGAGCCGTCTCATTGAATAGACGTTTGGCAGTAATGCCCTTATTGGGTCCATCAATAATCTTGAAATAAAAGTTGCAGTTCGTGCTACCAGGATTCTTAGCATCCTCTGATGCATCAGATTCATCGTAGTCCACGATTTCGGCTGGATGCCAGCCTACTTCTGCGAGGTCGCCTTTTTTCAAATCGTCTGGTGTAAGAATAGCACGCATGTTAGGTTCTCCATTTCGGTTGGTTTGCTTTTTCTAGGTCTGCGCCTTGAGTTGGATTCGCAAATGGATTCATAGGAGTCTCTTGTTTCTTCTTTACTTCATCTCTTACCTCCGCTCTATGTGTGGCAAGTTTCTCCTTCCACACTTCGTAGAACATTCTATCAGTGATGTCCATCTGACCAAGCAAACCAATATTACTTTTAGCAAAGTCATCACCAATAGCATCTGTATCGACAACGTATCTGGTTGAAGCTTTGCCAGATGAGCTGTCCCAGCTATTAACTTTAGAAAAATGGTATATCTCGCTGAAATTGCCAGGGACAATACCAGCTACTTTAGAACCGTATGTTACTATGGGATTGGTCTTCGTTACTTTCATGCTAGCTCCAGTTCCTTCAATCTTAATTGATGGAATTGGGTGGCATGTCCAGATAACGTGACATGGAAGGTTACGACAAATATCTAATGCTTGTGTAACCAGACTTGTCTCTACTTTATATTCATCAAAGTCTGGAATAAGCTTGATTCTATCTTTACCTTTACGTGTATCATTGAAATTGAGCGACCAGTTAACGGCTCCACTGGTCATCTGTGTTACTGAATCGTTGATAATCGCTGTGAACGGACAGTCTTTAGATAGTCTTATTAACTTGTTTAAATATTCGTTAGCGTTGTGAGCGCCATATACATCATAGTCGATACGTTCAAGTAAGTCTGGTCGCTTGACTATCTTATAGAAGAAATTCTCTAATTCAATAGGCTTCTTCTTATCCCAATAAGCTAACCATACTGGCCCATCTAATGCAAATGTTGCAGCGGCGCATGTCTTTGCGTGACCGAACGGCCCTTTGAAGAGTATAGAGGTTTGACCCTCTACGACCATATCACTTGCTTTCATCAGGGGTCTCCGATAAAATCATCATCTCCTCTGTATCTATTCTAATCAAGTGAGCACGAGAGAATGAATCTTTGAATACTTCTCTAGTGATTCTTTCTGCTGCATCCTGACCAGCAAATAGCTTATCATCAACACCAACATCAATGGTGAATACTACCTTTACTTTAATTCTATAATCTTTGCGATTCATCAGTTGAACCCATTGATGAAATTGACAAATTCTTGTCTAGACATTGTAGGATTTATCATCAACTGCATCACACACAATTGCTGTAGCGTGGCACTAGCAGTTTCTGTATGCTTACTAATATCTGACATCATTGATGCTATGCCATTCTTAAGTGCTGAACGCGGTTCAGTCTTAGCATAGAAATCATATTCTGCAATGGCACGTTCCTTGCACCACTTGAGATGTTCTACTCTTGTCGTAATGTTCATCTTTTCCTTTCATCTGTATGCATGTTAATCACATCAGCTATTATAGTTGCAAATTTAGCTACTTTTTCATCTGATATGCCAAGCATTAATTGAAAATTGACAACCACGCTGGCGAACACACGAAATGCTGCCACATCCTGCTCGTTGTCAATCTTAGATGCAATCAATAAGCCTTTAACATTCTCATAGTTAATCATTTAACTCTTCTCAGCTTGCTGTATCGGCGTTCGCCGCCCATTAATCCAATATACTCTGTTTCGTCCTTTAATCCGAAATAGTATTTGAATACTTCTGATACAACCCAACTGAGTGAACGACCTTCGAGTTCTGCTATCTCTGCTAGTCCTTGCTTGACTGAGCGGCTAACTTTAAGATTTGTACTTGCTGTGTAGTATGCTTTCTTGTGACGTTTCCTGTGCTTAATACCTGTTACTGGAATGGACGGATTTTTGTAGCTCACTATTGTTATCTCCAACCGGAACTTTCCCAACCACATTCATCGCATTGAAGATAGCGTCTACCATCTTCAAATCTGTTATGTGCGTTTGAATGCTTACATTTTAATCTAGATATCTTCATCAATAACAGTAGAAGTGGCACTGTTAAGACGTGACCGCAAATCACCAGTGTTCTTCTCAGCGACCGAAGAAAGGATCGGCAAGGCGTTTGGTCTAATAAAATGTTTCTTCCCATCAGCGCCATCTACTTTCCTCTTGCTGCAATTCTCACAGTGCGGCTTAACCAGCTTAACTGTGTATTCATTCATAATAAATTCATTGTTACACAGATTACATAGCACTCTCTTACCAAGAGCTAGTTCTGCTTCTATCTTGAAATGACAATCAGGCAGCGTGCAGAAGTAAACAGCATTACCTGTTTTGACGTACTTGTGTTTTTTGAGCCTATGAACGTGCTTGCTAACCTTAGCCATCTTCTTCACCAACTAATTCAATTATATAATTTCTTAAATGCTTTCTGGCTTTATCTAAACTCACAGCATCTTCTACATGTGGTGAGTTTTCATTTGTAATAACAGCTTTAACAAAGTCTTCTGCAAATTCAACCAAAGTATCAATCTCATACGACTTCAACTTGTTCAATGTATACCTCTAGCTAGTATAGCTAATTGTGGATCATTACTAAAGCGAAGCATATACATAGCTTCTGGAAGGGTTTGTCCGGTCAAACTAACAATGTCAGGTTTTAACATGTACCTGCCATCATAATACGCTAAACCATACCCCACGTAAATCTCACCAAAGTAAACCTCTACTGTGTTAAGTAGAACTGTCTTCTGGCTGACTTTCCTGCGTTCGATTCTCTTGTTCTCGAATTGAATCATTGAGAACCTCTGACGACTTTCTTAAAACTTTCGATACATCCCAAGGTTCTACTGTTATAAAGTCTGCATTTAATTTGTAGAATTTAGCTTCAGCGCCACTACTATCGCATATATTGAAGTATTCGCAGCGCCTATTATACTTATCACAACTTGTTTCGTTTAGCGGCCAAGAATCCTCAGCTACACAGTTAAGGTAATGATACATCACCTTGATGACATTCTGTTTCCAAGCTTCCAGAATGTATGGGTCATAGCTGAGTGGAACTCGTCTGAACTTCTCATGTGGCTTCAATGTCTTCTGAAAGCCAATGAGGTTAACATCTAAGAACAT